CATGACTCGACGGCAGCGTGGGAAGAAGTTGTTGCCACAATCCTGCGTAGTGGCGAAGTATCGCTAGAGCTGGTTTATGACCCGAACGGGGCCACGCACGGCGCAAGCACAGGCTTGGCGGCCGCGCTTCAGGCGCGTACTTTGCGAGATTTCTCGGTTGTGTTCCCGTCGTCTGCGTCTGTGACGTGGAATTTTGACGGCTATGTTACGAACTTTGAACCCGACGCGTCGGTTGACGGCGCACTAACCGCTTCGGCGACCGTGAAGATTACCGGACAGCCGACACTTCTGTAAAGGAAAACAACAATGGCTAAATATTCAGCATTCGGCACTCTTTTGAAAAGAGGCTCGACGACTATTGCGCAAGTAACAAACATCTCCGGCCCGGGCCTTTCGCTTGATACGGAGGATGTGACCAGCCACGATTCGACCGGCGCGTGGGAAGAACACGTTGCTACTATTTTAAGAAGTGGCGAAATATCTGTTGAGATTGTGTACGACCCGAACGATGCCACACACAAGAATTCGTCCGGCGGGTTGTTGTACGACATGACGGCCAGAGCCGCGACCACTTATAGCATCGTGTTCCCGTCTAGCTCTACCGTGACATGGACGTTTTCGGCGTTCGTTACAGGCTTTGAAGCGTCTGCGCCTGTTGACGGAGCGTTGACCGCTTCAGTCACGCTCAAAATCACTGGTCAGCCAACTTTGGTTTAGCCGGTATAGAAAAGGATAAATAACACATGGCAACTTTGAACCGCGACGACATTTTGAAGGCCGAAGATATAGGCCGAGAACTCGTCCCCGTTCCTGAATGGGGCGGTGATGTGTATGTAAAAGGTATGACCGGCTCTGAGCGTGACAAGTTTGAGTCGTCAATTGTTGAACAGCGTGGCAAAAAGCAAAGCATCAACATGACGAATGTTCGCGCTAAGTTAGCAAGTTTGACAATCTGCGACGAGCAAGGCAAACGCCTGTTTACCGAAGCTGACATTGCCAAGTTGTCTGAGAAATCCGCATCCGCTTTACAGCGCGTGTTTGCAATCGCACAAAGACTTTCGGGCATTGGTGATGCGGATGTGGAGGAGTTAACCGAAGGGTTAGATAGCCCTTTCGACGCTTCACCTACCGCTTAACAATGGCGTTAGGTGGCATGACACGGGCAGAAATGCTTGAACGCATGTCTAGTCGAGAGCTAACCGAATGGCAGATATTTGAGAGTAAAGAGCCATTTGGGGTGATGCCGACTTATATCGGTCACGAAATTACAGCTTCGACGATTGCGAACATTAACCGCAAGAAGGGCCAGAAGCCTTACAAGGTAGACGAGTTCATGCCTAAGTTTGAAAAAGAAGAGCAGTCGGTTGATTCAATGTTGCAAATTGCACAAACGCTGACGATTGGATTAGGCGGTCAAGATTTGAGAGAAATACAGGAAAACGAGGGCGAATAATGGCTGGAAACACACTCATGTCCTTGCTTGTCAAACTTGGTTTAGATTCTGCCGATTTTGACAGTGGTATGGATAAAGCCGAAGGGAAAGCAAAGTCCACCGCGAATAATATCGTGGGTGGGCTTGCTTCCGTTGGCGCGGGTGTAGCCGGTGCATTGGCGGGTGTTGCGGTTGCTGGTGGCGCGTTTATCGCTTCCACGATTGGCCCCGCGTCTGACCTGAACGAAATAATCTCTAAGACGCAAGTTGTGTTCGGTGATAGTTCCGCTGCCGTGCTGGCCTTTGGCGAAAACGCCGCGACCGCGCTCGGTATGAGCCAAAATGCAGCTTTGTCTGGCGCGGCTACTTACGGCAATCTATTCCGCGCAATGCAGATTGGTGAAAAAGCATCCGCTGATATGTCAACATCACTCGTGACACTTGCGGGTGATCTGGCGTCCTTTAATAACATGGATCCAACAGAAGTAATGAACGCCTTGCGGGCTGGTTTATCTGGTGAAACTGAACCATTGAAGCGGCTGGGTATCAATATCAATCAAGCCTTAATTGAGCAAAAGGCTCTCTCTGCTGGCTTATGGGACGGTGTAACACCGATTACGGCAGCCGCGAAAGCTCAGGCTGTTTATGCGTTGGCGATGGAACAGACCACGCTGGCGCAAGGGGACTTTGCGCGAACATCTGATGGCGTTGCCAATCAGCAGCGTATTCTGGCGGCCACGTTTGAAGATGTGAAGGCGAAGATTGGCACGGCGTTATTGCCTGCTTTAACCGCGTTATCTCTCGCACTTTTGAAGCTGATTGACTCGCCAGCATTTATGGCAATGATCGACGGCTTGGTTAATGGTCTAACAACACTCTCAAATTGGGTTGTTGAAAATTCGCCGTCGATTATTAGCGGCTTTGAAAATATTGTGAAGTGGCTTCAGGATAACCAGCCGATTGTTGTGGCTATTTTAGTGACGCTCGGTATTGCGCTGCTGGTATTTGCGGGGCAAGCTGTAATCGCTGGGCTTACTGCCGCCGCAGGGATGCTGCCGCTTATTCTTACACTAGCAATAGTTGCGGTCGCCGTCTATCTGCTTTATCGGGCGTGGACCGAAAACTGGGGCGGTATTCAGGAAATTATGAAGAACGCTGGCGACACACTGTACAAAATTTTCTACATTATCGGCTGGTATATCGCTGAAACAATAAACGTGCTTCGTAATGCGTGGGTAGCCTTCAACCAGCTTGGCTACATTATCGGCTGGGTTATTGCAACCGCTATAACGCCGATGAAAAACAACTTCCTTCTTCTAATCGCGGCATTAGTTAATGTCTACAACTGGATTAACGGAAAGTTAATCGGCGCATTCAACCGCATACAAGGTGCAATTCAGGGTGTGCGGAATTGGGTTAATTGGCTACAGCAATCTTTTAACAGCCTGAGTATTCCGGCATGGCTAACACCTGGCTCCCCCACGCCGCTTGAACTCGGCTTGCTGGGTATCAATGCCGCAATGAAAAAGGTTGCTCATGGCGGCTTGCCTTCACTGAGCATGGGCATTGACGGCGTACCTACTCCAAACATTGCCGTACCGACTGGCTCGGGCGTGTCACAGGCTAGCGGGAGCAGTAACCAGCCCGTAATCGACTATGACCGCTTGGCAAAGGCGAATGCCTACGCCGTGCGAGATGCTTTACTTGCGATGGGACGCTAATCAATGGCGGCTGTATATCCTGACAGCTACGTTGTCGAAGCCTACATTGACGCGACTTGGACGGATATTACCGCCAGCGTTATCGGGCAAATTGTTTGCTCGTGGGGCATTCCGCGCAATGGGCCGCTCGACCTTGTGGCTGCCACTGGCAAGCTGGTATTTACGCTTAAGAACGGCGATGGTATTTATTCGCCGAACGGAGCCGCGCCTATCTCTCCCGACTGGCGCAAGGGTGCGCCTATTCGCTTGGTGATGTCGTATGACGGCGTTTCACGAACTTGGTACGGACAAATTGACGACTTTGAGTTTGACGCGTCTGGCCCGCGCACAAACGGCAAAGTGACCGTAACGGTTGTTGACTGGATGGACAAGGCCGCGAAGTACCCGATTAATTATCCGCCGATGGTGGTTGACCAAACCGCCGATGAAGTGGTGCAAGCCATTGTCGACGTGATACCTAGTGCGCCGCTTGCCACAGACTTTGCCGTCGGGGTTACAACCTTCCCGCTTGCCTTTGATTCGGTAACTGACTACACCCGCGCAGCTACCGAGATTACAAAGGTTGCACAGAGCGAAATTTGCTATGTCTACGTTCGGCATGGTGGTTCGCTGGGCGAGACATTGGTGGTTGAAAATTACAGCTCACGGGCTGCGCCAACGCCTGTTGAGATTTCGCTTGGGTCGGGGTCTGCTGAAAAGATAATATTGCTTGAAACGGGCGACAAGTTATTGCTCGAAACGGGCGATGCCTTGCTAAACGAGGACACGTCCGCTGGAACTGAGCCGTTTTACTCCAACGATGACGCGCTGAGCTATGAAGTTAGCTTCGGCGATAACGTTGTGAACGATGTGATGTTTAGGTATGTTACAAAAGAAGTTTTGTCATCGTGGGGCGGCGCAAATCCCGCTGTTTGGGCTTGTGAAATCAACCCTATACCAACAACCGCAACACCAACCGGCTACAATTTACAGCTTACCCTAGACGCGGGTGAAACACGTAAGATGTCAGTCCCTTACGGATTGAATAACAACGGAAAAGGAAACGCATCCGCCGCAAATTTATTCTTCCAAACCGCTGGGCAAGCGGCAGCTCGCAAAGTTTATCATTACGTGGCGGGCGGCTATACATCGTCAAGCTCAATGTATAAAGAGTCATCAAAGGAATTATGGACAGCTGCTATTACGTCTGATTTAACTGTTTCTGATGTGGTGATGTATTTAGATCGCATTGAATTTAATATTTACAATGCCAACGCTTCACGCGGTTATATCGACCTTTATTTTGGTTTCGGAACTGGCGTTTTGGCAATTGTTTACCCAGAAACGCCCGTCCGCACACAAGACACCGTGTCGATTGACGAACACGATTACCAGCCTATTCAATTTGATATGTTGTATCAAGATAATGCGACTCGCGGGCAAGCCTTCGCGGACAAGGTTATCGCCGCCGAAGCACAGCCGCGCACGGTGATTAATCGCATAAATTACAGCGCGAACCGCAGCGGGTACTACATGCGGGCGTTTCTTAGCCTAGATATTGGCGACTTCTTCCCTGTTGTTGCGTCTAATGTTGGCGTTGATACCGAGTGCTTTATTCAAGACATGCAATTCACAATTGACCCGGGTGGCATTATTCACTACTCGCTGGGTGTAAAAGAGCATTACGGGAATGTAGTCGCTCGCGGGGCTAGTTACTCTAACTCAACGTCAAACGGAACGAGCTGCGTGGTGGCGAATGTAGTAACGGACTCTGGCGATCCAAACGAGATGTTATTTTGCTACATAGCCAAACGCGCCTACAACGACGTTACCAGCGTTGTTCGTGACGGGCAGAACTTTACTAAGTACACCGAAGGCCAATTTGCGGTCAATAACTACCCGGAATATGAAGTCTGGTACTTACCGAACCCCAACACAGGGACTCACTCGGTAACGGTCACGCTTCCTTCTAATGACTACTTTGAAGTGGGCGTAACTCGTTTTTATAACGTAGACCAAACCAGCCCGTTCTATGACTCTGACGAAACGCAGGGAACAGGGGTTAGCGCGTCACTCACCCTAAATAGTCGATACGGGCAAGGCGTGTTCGATATTTTATCTATAGAAAAAGCCGCCACAACCGTTACAGCCACATCTCCGCAGGTTGAACTCATGGCCTTATCTTCTGACGGTAGCTGGGCGGGCTACTCTAGCTACAAATCTGGCGCGGGCCGCGTAACTATGTCGCAAACAATCTCTGCGTCTGGTCGTAACTGGATTTACGCGGCGTTTGCGATTAAGGCAGCGGTTTAACTATGAACTCGCGCAGAATAATGACTTTTATATACATTGTTTATATATTAGCGGCTTTAGCGATTGTACTATTGCCGCTTGGTACTAAAGACGGCGCGTATAACACCGTTAGCGGACTAATTCGCTGCGGAAATAACCGTTCGTTATGCTTGCACGAGGTAGGCCATAAGCTAGACCATGAAGCGGGCTGGATAAGCGGTTCTAAAGAGTTTGGGGCGGCGATACAGGTTTATTTGGTGTATCAAATTGCACACGCCGACGACATGGATGAAACCGCTCATTGGGTGCTGAATTATGACGGCCTACTGATTGCGCCTAGCGACCCATTTCGTGACACACATAAAGAACTTTACGCCGATTTGTACAGATGGAGCGACGGCATAAAAGAAAACATGCCTGAAGCGTTTCGGCAGTTTTACGATTGGGAACGGGCTGACGCGCTTATGAACTATTACATGGACGGAGACTAACATGGCAGATACTAAATTAACCGCTTTGACCGCCGACACAAGCATCAGCGATGACGACTTGTTTTATAAGGTAGATGACCCGTCGGGAACACCGCTGAGTCGAAAAATCACCTGGGCCAACATCAAGGTTGTGCTGAATTCGGTATACCAAGCACTTCACGCTAACTTAACCGCTATCGCTGGCCTTACCAGCGCGGCGGACAAAATTCCTTACTTCACCGGCTCAGGTACGGCAGGGGTTGCGGACTTCCCCGCTGCTATGCGGACATTCCTTACCACCCCGACAAGTGCAAATCTGGCGGCGTTGGTATCGGATGACACGTTTGCGCTCTCGGATGCTGAACTGGCGGCTATAGCTGGTTTGACAAGCGCAAATAATAAAATACCGTACTTCACCGGTTCTGGCACAGCGGCTCTGGCCGACTTTTCGGCGAACATGCGAACGTTTTTAACTACACCGAGCAGCGCAAACTTCGCGGCTCTTGTCAGCGATGACGTATTCAGCTTGTCGGACGTGGAACTTGGGGCAATCGCTGGCTTAACTTCTGCCGCTGATAAATTCCCGTATTTTACGGGTTCGGGAACGGCGGCATTGGCCGACTTATCAAGCGCGATGCGGACTTTTCTCACAACACCAACAACGGCCAACTTCGCCGCGCTTGTGTCTGATATAGCTGCGTCCGAAACAAAAGCCGGGCATATCGAAATA